TTAAATAAAACGCCAGAGCGAAGTTGACCCTCTTGACATAGCCTCAAAAGCAGATCGGTTTCTGCTGATGAATAGATTAGATATTCGATACGATAACGAAACAACCGCGAAGTCGCTTTGCCCTTTGGTCTATTATTTTACTCAGCGTAGTAAAAGGGTTAAAAGTGTCTTTAAAAAAAATATATAAATAAATATTTAATTAAATAATCAGGCGAGGCTTGTCCGAGCCATAGGAGTTCAACATGACGCAGATATTAAGAGTTTTACAATACTTAGAAGATGGCAAGAAACTAACTTGCCTAAATGCATTTAATGAGTTAGGCATTACACAGGTAGCCGCTAGAATCTTTGAGCTTAAGGAGCTAGGGCATCCAATCCAAAAGAACATGATTACAGTTACCAACCGATACGATGAGAAGTGCAGTGTCGCTGAATACTATATGGGTGATAACAATGTTGCTTAATAACGGGAACACATACGAAGTAGATCAGGCAGACATTATCCAATGGGAAAAGACTTACCCTGCGATTAATGTTTATCAAGAATTAAATGCAATGGAATCTTGGCTTGATGCTAATCCTACGCGTAGAAAAACACCAAAGGGCATAAAAAGATTTATTAATGCTTGGCTAGGAAGAGCGCAAGATAAAGGTGGCTCACCTCAGGTAAAATCTAAAACTCACAGCATAAGGAACAGGAACATTGAGGATAGCCTAGCTGATGTGTCGTGGATTGCTAACGTAGAAGCAAAGAACAGAGCCATCAATCACTTTATGGGTAAGTATGGTTTCTACTGGGACGGGGAGAGAAAAAATGCAGTATAGATATATAGTTTGGGTTGGCGGGATAGATAATTACTTTCACTATAAAGAAGATGCAAAAGACTTCGCTGATTCATGGAGAGAGCAAGGTTACGAAGACATAATTATTGAGGCATTTGATCATGGGTAGTACAAAGAAAGTTTTATATAAGGGAAAGCACCCTGATTTGGTTAATGGTAAATCATACGGGTATGAAGATTACGCTAGGGTTGCGGGCGTTAATTATAAGAGTCTTTATTCAAGGCTCTACGGAAAAAATGTCGTAACTGATATTGATCTTAGACCAGTTAGATCGCCTATTAATATTGGAAAGTGCAAACCTAAATTAGATGGTAGCGACTTATCCCAAAAGTGGCTTAGTCGGTCTTTATGACTGAGGGGGCATTTGTGAAGTTTAACAACAAAGAAGAAGTGAATAAAAAGGTGAAGTTCTTGATTGAGGATATGCTCAACTGGGATTTCACCACCCCTTTATCAGTAAAGCTAGAGACATACCAGAACCCAAGAAGCCTGAGCCAGAATGCGCTGTTGCACATGTGGTGCAGAGAGATCGTTAATGGCATGAAAAAGAAAGGTTTTGAGGTCTCAGAGGGTGACCCAGTAGAGGCATGGAAACTTTGGTTAAAGCGTAGATTCTTAGGCACAGATGATTTCAGAATAAGCAAAACAGAAATCAGCGGTCAGGTGAAGCGCAGTAGCCAGCTGGGCAAGGGCGATATGGTGCATTTCTTAGATCAATGCTATCATTGGGCAAGTGAGCAGGGGATAAAACTAACCATACCGCGAGAAAGCGAATATGCGGAGTTAAAAAATCAACAGGAGCAATAGGGAATGGATAAGATCGACCCAAGAACACTGTTAGAGTTAGATATACCAAAAACCGATAGACAAATTGAGTACCTGAAAGCCGCAATAGAATACGGCTCAAACTCTAAAGCCGCTAAAAAGCTAGGGATTAACCGCAGGTCGATTGACCGCAGTATTCAACTGGTAGAGCGCAAAGCCGCTTCCGTAGGCGTAGCACCACACCGAGATTTAACCCGCCAAACCGCAGAGGGATTTGAAGCCAAAAGAATATCAACAGCTTACAAAGACGATGGCTCGGTAGCATTGCAATGGGTTATACAAGAGCCGCACAAGCGCGATATGCGGGCAAAGATCGAAGCCTTGCTAGACGGGTTGACTGATGATCTTGACGGCTTAAAAGAACCTGCTAAAGCCCCGCAAGAAGTAATGGAAGATTACTGCGCTATGTATCTGATCGGTGATCACCATTTTGGTATGCTTGCTGATTCAGATACCAAGTTAGATGACGATGATTGGGATGTGAAGATAGCCACTAAGGTTCTAATAAACGCCACGAACAGGTTAGCGAACAGAGTCGGCAATGCCAAAACAGGCGTTTTAGTCAATGTAGGTGATTTCTTTCACGCTGATAGTAGTGCCAACACAACTACAGCAGGGACGCCAGTAGACGTTGATACGCGCATTGGCAAGACGTTCAAATTAGCGGGTAGGCTTTTTCAGTTTTTGATAGATAAAATGCTTGAGATGCACGAAGAGGTTGTGGTGATTAATGTGCGCGGCAACCATGACTCTGATATGGCTTGCCATTTATCAAGTTGCCTTGAACTGCTATACAGTAAAGAGCCTAGAGTCGATGTGGTTAAAAATTATTCAAAGTTCATTCATTGGGAGTGGGGTAATAATTTATTCATATACCACCATGGTGATAGAATAAAGCCTGAACAAATTTTGCAGACTGTAGTTACTAATTTAGATGAAGAATGGTCGAGATGTAAAAACCGCTACTGTCATTTAGGGCATATTCATCATCATGTCGAGCGCGAAATAGGAAGTCTTAATTATAGTTGGTGGGGTTCCCTGACTTCTGCAGATCAATGGCACAGTGATTCGGGATACGGAGCAAACAGGTCAATGACCGCTATTGTTTATCATAAAGACTATGGCGAAGATTCAAGAGTGAAAATTAACGTGGATGCAGTCAAATGAGCAGAATAATAAAATTCCCAGAGGGCGAAGATGATGGACTTGATGACAACGATATCAGAGTTACTAAAGAGTTCTGTAATACTTGTGGTGGCGGGCTTGAGCTGTGGACTTCTAGCGACCTTGTGGCTTATGGTGTTTGTTCTTATTGTGATATGGGAGTTGGTTCACAGCCCATTATACTTGTTAAGACTACTGAGCATTAAATGGCAAAGCGAAAAAAAGCAACAGTAGCCCAAGAGGTAGAGAAAGCCGCCAAGCTATTGCAAAGATACGTCAGGCTCAAGGCTTCTGATGACACTGGCTGGTGTACTTGCGTGACCTGTGGAAGAGTAGATCATTACAAGTCAATGCAAGGCGGTCATTTCTACAGTAGACGTCACACTGTATTTAAGTTGTTTGAAGAAAACATTCACCCTCAATGCCCTGCTTGTAACCAGTGGGGGATGAAGACTACGAAAATACAAGAAGCCTACCGCATCTACATGGAAGATATGTATGGGGCTAGGCGTATTAGGGCGATGCAAAGATTAGCCTGGCGATCTGCTCCTAAGTTTGATCGCGATGAGGTGCTAGAGTTTCAGCGTAAACTGAAAGAAAAAATCAAAGATGAAGAGTACCGAATAGGCGAAATATAAAAAAAATAACATAAATGTAAAAAAAACGCTTTACATTATTAGATTGTTCAGGCATAGTTACTACATAATCAATCAAATAAAGGTAAATAACTATGAATATTAACACTAAATTACAAGAACGCATCAGCCGTCGCCTCACTGAGACAAAGAGCCCCTGCAAATTTTACAAGACTGTTAAAAATGCGGAAAAAGTTGCAGAAGATTTAGCCTTAAAGGGCGCGGCATATTTCGATGGATGTTACCAACGCCAACTAGTAAAACTTGATGATGTTAAACCGATGCGCTATATAATTGTATACATAGAAGAAGTGCAAAAGTATGCAATAGGTTTCGATATGACCGAGTTACTTTCAAGACCTGACATTATCGGCGGTTATGTAGGAATAGTAGCCCAAGAAAAGCATTACACTTTTTAATCTAATCGCCCCCGAAAGGGGGCAACTAATCAAGGGGAATACTATGGAACATCAATTAACTTATATGGATATTAAGCGCAGAGATAGCCAAGCTACAGAAAAGCGCGACAATATTAAGGGCATTCTAGCGGCAGTTACTTTGTTTGCTTTGTATGCAATCGTATCAACTATGGAATACCAAGACTGCTTGCGAGGTGCTACATCATGTTAATCTATGAAGACTTTGTATCTAAGCACTATGATGCTTTGTATAAAGAAGATTCTCGATTGTCTGACCTGCCTGATGCGGCAATGGATGAAGCTGTTTACATCTGGCTCAACAGTCACAAGACTTGGTTCGAGGATATCTACCCGCCATGTTTCACAATTAGTATCGGCAGACTGGCTACAGATATGTTGTTTGGTAAAAATCAGGTATCTAACAGGGTCGCATCAGGTTTATTTGTCGCGATAGTAGATTCGCTAGATGAATACGATAGAGATTATGCTTGGTGGTCAGAGGCACTTGATAGACACCTAGATAAAATAGCGTATTGTTCTAATTTCGCTGATGAGATGCGAGAGATTATATATCTGTATCTTGAGCCAACTATCGAGTCAGCTATATACGATGAGTTTGCAAAACAGAAAGGCGAAAACGATAGGGAGCATGGAATCTATGACTGATATAGCAAAAAAATGGCAAGAACTTAGAGACGAATACCCGCCTCTTGAGATACCGAACGACAAAGAGGAGCGCACACAGTTTGAGAACTGGGTTGCAGAAATGGGATTTGATGGCATAATTGGAATAGATAGGGTGAAGCAAGATGACAAAAGCTAAAAAAGCAATAAAAGAGGTAAACCAAATGGCAGACAAAGCGATACTTAAAGCGCAGTTTGATGCATATAAAGCTAAAGCAAAGAAGTGGTTAGCTGTTGAAGTATACGGACATAGCAGGGGAAAGATTCTACTAGCGGCATTTGTATTGGTTGCCGCAGTAACTACAGCTTCATAGTGTAACCCCTAGTAGCGGGCATTCCTTTAGCCTGATTAGCCAGATTGGTTCACTGGTGCTACGAAACGAACCATCCTCTCAGGTAATCACCCCCATACCTAAAAAGCATTAGATTGCGCTCTAAGACCTCTATATAATCCCGCCTTAACAACCTGAGAACCCCTATGAAAATCATCCTTATACTGGCGATTATCGCCCTAGTATTCATTGCCTATGACGATCTTGGCGGTAGATATTTAAGAAAAGAAGACCAACCTGAAAATTAATTGCTTGACTGTAAAGCAATAGTTATAGTATATAGGCGATAGATAGAACCAATAATGAGGTAACTACTATGATGAGCCTAGAGCTAACTAACAAGATCAACACTTGTAAAGAGAACGGATGGACTGATCTATTGTCTAAACTAGATGAGATCACCCAAAGCCTAATTGAGAACCCTAGTGCAGGGCATCAGATCAAAACAGCATTAGTCTTTTGGAAAGATGCGGTTGACTGTCGCGCTAAGGCTTTACCCCCAAAAGAACATGATATAATAATCAAGAACCCAAAGATGAATGTACGACAAGTTTTTGGGGCAGATTTGTAATAAAAAAAGGGGAAACCATGATACCAAAAATCATACATCAGATATATTTCGATCTCACAGGAAATGGTATAGGTTATTTCCCTGTCTTCAAAAAAAGCAAGCAGATATGTCAAGGCTACACTGATTACGAATATATTTTGTGGAATGAAGAATCTTGCGACCAGCTGATAAGAATTGAATATCCTGAGTATTATAAATTTTACAATAGTTTCAGGTTTGAGATTCAAAAAATTGATTTTGTCAGGTTTTGTATTTTGCACAAGTACGGCGGCTTTTACATCGATTTAGATATGTATATATTGAAGCCTTTAGACGCGTTACGTAAAAAGAACATGGTTTTTCACAATGTGCGTCATGTGCAAAAAAATTATTCATATATTGAAAATGACTTTATAGGTTCTGTAGCTGATTCTGAATTATGGCTACAAGTGATGAAATCATGTAAGCGTAACTATAAGGAAAAATCTGAAATGGAAATCTACAACACATGGAAAGGTAGATTTGTTCTGCAAACTACTGGCCCCAAATTTTTATCTAGGTTCATACGCAAAAATGCACCTGAGATCAAACCGATGCGTTTAGCGCATACTAAATGGAGTGTTGATTCGCAAGAAGATTACTACATTAAGGACTTCAAGGCGAACACTTGGATAGACCACAACAAAAAGGCAGTCAAATGATTAATAAAAGCGATTTCACGATTACAGATATAGATGATATTACTCCGTACGAAAATAATTCTCGATTTCATAGTGAAAAACAAATTTATCAAATTGCTAATAGTATCAAACAATTTGGGTTCAACAATCCTATACAGGCAGATGAAAATGGCATAATACTTTCAGGTCATGGAAGAATGTTAGCCGCAAAGCATCTCGGGTTGAAAGAAGTTCCTGTAGTAACCATTAGTAATTTGTCAGAAAGCGAAAAAAAGGCATACATCATAGCTGACAACAAACTTGCTCTCAATTCAAGTTGGAATGATGAGCTTTTACAGCAAGAAATACAGTCGCTTAAAGATTCAGACATTGATTTGGATATATTAGGGTGGGATGTATTGCCTGAGTTTATATCAAACATAGATTATTCAGTTTTAGATGATGATGATCTTAATGATGAACTTTCTACAATGACTAAAGACGTGAAAAAGGCTATACAAATTGAATTTGAGTCTGATGATTACGAAGAGGCGCAACAAGTAGTCAAGTTTTGGCGTGATAAAAATGCTTATGTTGGCGGCATAGTTCTTGATTTTCTACGCAGAGAAATGAACAAGGTATGATTGTCTGTATACCCAGCAAAGGTAGACCAGAAACAAGCACATATAAGCTCTTTGAAGATCTAGGTTATGAAGTCTATCACTTTGTTGAGCCGCAAGAGTTAGAGGCATATAAAGAAGCTCCTAATGTGATTGATATAGGTAATGACGATAAAGGTGTGACGTATGTCCGAAACTTCATGCTCGACTGGTGCAAAAAAAAGAAGATTGACTGGGCGTGGTTCTGTGATGATGACGTTATTGGTTTCGGCATATATAACGGTAAGACTGTACGCAAAGGTGCAGAGGTCTTACAGAAAGTTGAAAAAAAAGCTATGCAACTGCCTTTCGAGGTTGTCGGGCTAAGTTATGTACAATACGCATGGACTGAAAAGAAAAGCTACAATATCAACTCAAAGTTTGCTGAGGTTTGCGCCCTGATGCACGTAAGTGCTATTGACTGGCGTTACAATGAAGACACAAAAGAAGATAGAGACTTTGCTATGCAGACAATACAGAATGGTCATGGCATATTGCGGTTTAATCACGTTTGGTTCAGTTGCCCTAATGTCGGAAGTAACGAGGGTGGTTTGCATGATTGGTATGCTGACAAAAAAGATCACGATGCCGCAAAGAAAATGGCTTTATCTTGGAGTCCTTGGGTTACACTTAAACAGAAAGGTGATAGGTTAGACATTAAGACAGACATAAAAGGCTTCGCTAAACACTGCATGAGGAAAGTGGTTTGAAGAAAGTACAGATGGAAAAAAAAGAACACGACCGCAAGATTGGCAGTAGATGTGAGTATATTGAGCCTAACATCAAAGATTCATGCTTTTTGTACGATGGCGATGAACTGGTTGGCGTATATATTAGTGATGTGAAGAAACTGTACCCTAAGTTAGCGAAAGTAATGGCAGTTGCTAATGCTGAGTTTCTTTCTGATAATGTACCTAAGACATTGTTAGAGCGCGCTGACGTTATGCGTAAAGTTAAAGAGGGCATGACAAGAGCAGATGCTAAAAAGGTTGGCACTATACAATACAGCACTATCATTGGTAGCATACCGCCAAAGCCAATGATGAAGCGAGCTTACGCCAATAGAAGCAGCGTTCACGCAGTAGAGTCTGCTCAGACGTTCATTAAAGCCATGCTAATTGCCGCAAAAGAAATGAAAGGTGTAATGGGTCAGTTATTGCCGGAACACCTTAAAACGCAATTAGAGGCTGTTTCAGAAGTAGACGATAAATGGAAGTTCGGTGAATTATTTACTAGCAGTATCAGTAATTTCAATATAGCCGCACCATTTCATAGAGACACAGGAAATATCAAGAACACTCTGAATGCTATATACACGCACAGACATAACTCAAATGGCGGTAGTTTGTATGTTCCTGATTATGATGCTTGCTTTGAGATGCCGTCTGACAGTTTGCTCCTTTATCCCGCATGGCGTAATGTTCATGCAGTAACACCTATCGTTCCGACACATGATGGCGGGTATCGTAATAGTTTAGTTTTTTACGCATTAGCAGGTTTCCTTAAATGAAGAAAGGCAAGCAGGGCGAAGGTGGCGGTAAACCACCAGTAGTATTTAATGATAAACAGATGATTGAATTGCAAGCATTATCTGCTGTACTCAATAAAAGCCAAGTAGCCGATTATTTCGGCATAACTGAAAAGACTTTAAGAGAGATAGAAAGGCGGCAACCAGAAGTATCTACCGCATATAAAAAAGGAAAGGTCAAACAGATAGCCAGTATGGGTAGCAACCTCGTTCAATTAGCTAAAGCAGGGAATGTGTCCGCGAATATCTTTTATCTCAAAACGCAAGGCGGTTGGAAAGAAGAACAAGCAGAGCCGCTTGAAATACCACCATTGAATATAGTATTAAGCAATGCACCTGACAATTCCTCAGACTGAAATATTCACATCATCCGCGCGATTCAGGACTGTTGTCGCAGGGCGTAGGTTCGGCAAGACGTATTTGTCTACAATAGAAATACTTAGATCTGCTATTGGCGGGAAGAATAGAAACGTATGGTATATCGCACCAACCTATGGTTCAGCAAAAGAAATCGCATGGGATATGCTAATAAAAACTATTCCAGTAGAATATATAGCCAAAACTAACGAATCATCGCTCAATGTAAAGCTAATTAACGGGTCAAACATCAGCCTTAAAGGTGCAGAGAAGCCTAACAACCTACGTGGTCGAGCACTAGACTTTGTTGTGCTAGATGAGTTCGCGGACATGAGACCTGAGACTTGGAATGAGGTTATTAGACCAAGTTTAAGTGATCGTCAGGGCAGTTGCATATTCATTGGTACGCCTAAGGGGCGTAATCACTTTTACGACCTTTGGGCTGATGCGCTGACAGGCAAAGTAGGATGGGATAGTTTTCAATACACAACCATCGATGGTGGAAACGTGCCACCAGAAGAAATAGAGCAAGCGAAAAATGATCTAGACGAGCGCACTTTTAATCAGGAATACTGCGCTGAATTTGTGACTTACTCTGGTTTGATATATTATGCCTTTAGTAGAGAGCTATCAGTAGAGTCTATTGAGGACAATGGTGGTACACTACACATTGGCATGGATTTCAACCTTGACCCAATGAGTGCTGTCATATGCTTAAGGCACGGACAAGACTTACTGGCTATAGATGAAATCGTAATGTATGGGTCAAACACAGATGAGATGGTTGCTGAGATAAAGGATAGGTATCCTAATAGGCACTGTATTATCTATCCTGACCCTGCATCAAGACAGCGCAAAACAAGCGCAGGCGGTCGGACTGATTTGTCGATCTTACAAAACGCAGGATTTAGCGTTAAGGCGAAGAAAGCTCACCCATTGATCAGGGATAGAATCAATGCGGTTAATAGTCGTTTACTGTCTGGGGATAGTGAGCGGCATTTGTTTGTAAGCCCTAAGTGCAAGCAAACCATTAAGAGTTTGGAAAGACAAACTTACA